CTATCCCACAATTCTTTTACAGGCGGAATTACTAATCTCAGCATGTCTCTCATCTCCTATCTTTATTGTTTCAATACTTAAACTCCGGGTAACAGAGCAGACTTAGCAGCTTCTGCTAAATCGGACGGAATAACGGCTGTGATAAAATTAGAAGCCGCATTATCATCAGTGAGCAGCTCCATCATAAGATTATCGAATGCCATTGTCTGAGAGAACTCTGTAGAGATCTCTTCAGACTTTATGAATCTCTTTCCATCTTCACTCTTAACACCATAGGACTTAAGCACCAATTTTCTGATATAATCAATGATACCCTTACCACCGAGTTTCTGAACAATGCGAGTGGCAGCTTCCATATTGGCAGCACTAGCACCTTCTTTTGCAACTTCGCCAGTGATCTCATCAGGAAGATCTAATGCGAACTCAGTCGCTTCCAGTTTGGTAAGGTTGAAATACAAATCCTCTGTTCTCTGATTTCCATCGAAATCCGCGTAATTTACAGTCTTTTTAAGCATAATAATTGTCTCCTTTCAATTATAGAAAAATAAAAAAGAGAGTCGCCAGCTTTCCTGAATACGGCTCTCTTATGGAACTATTTAGTTTTATCAGCCAGCGGCCTCCTGATTCTTCTGATCTTCAGTAACTTTCATCATCTCAGCAATTTCATCGGGAAGAGGAAGCTGAGGTTTATTTTCGTCATCGCCATCCTTACCGAACAGCTTATCTTCCAAAGCAGCAAGCTTAGTCTTATCAGCTTTGGTAGAATCGATCACGATATGAGAAGTGGGCTTAGCGCCGGTTACATTGATGGGAGTAGTAGTTAATTCCCAAGAGAATGTAATAGCCTCAGGGCTGTCGTTGATAGTAGCGTAAGCCTTCTCGGAAGGAGCTGCCAGAGCATTGTAAATGATATGAAGCTTGTAACCATAATCGTTACCGTCAGTATCATTACCCAGAGTGGTCTTATAAACCAGACCGAATGCTTTACGCTTCTGCTGTCCGATCATAACACCCTTAGCAAGTTCAGCAGAGCCATCACACTGTGCAAACTCTGCCGGATACGTATAAGCTTCGACAGTAGCACCGAACTCTTCGTTGGATAACAGATTCAGATACTTAATATCATCCGCATAAAGTGCAGTTGCTTCTGCACCAGACGGACTCTCAGTAACAGCGGTAAGACCGTTCCAAGCTACACCCTCGGGATACTTTCCGCTTACCTGCGGATACAGTACGCCATTCTTGACACCAGTTTCGTAAAAACGATCACCAGTATTGTCCCAAACAAGTCTAGACATATATTTGTCCTCCTTTTAAAAATATAGTGTTATTACATCATGATTGAGATTATCGCTAACATAGTGTCTGTCATATGAACTATAAGAAAAATCCAAAAGTGTATCTATGGCAGGATTGCTAGGTTTCTTATCAATCACGATAATTTCGTAACTATTCAATTTTAAGTATTTTGTATTATCAGCAAACTTACTTTCTTTTCGCTTAAGCGAATATACGATAGCCGGGTACTGCATCATTGTACCTGTAGGGGGTTGAAAGTACACATTCCTACTACCTAGAATTTCTTCAAGTTTCTTCTGCAGATCTGTTCTGCTGAACATGATACACACCCCCTATATTCAGAATTAGTCTAGGGTATTGAACCTCCACATTTGTGACGATCCAAAGATTACCCATAAACTCGACATATCGCATCATATGGAAATTCTGGTTGGCGTAGGGATCGGCTACAATGCTGATTTGGTTTCCAACATTAACATTACTATTAACATTATCGGAATTCTGGAGCACTCTCGTATTACGGATTGAATCGCCATAATATTTACGCTCAGTAATCACTTCTTCCCATACACCAGGTTCAGTTTCCACATTTTCAGCATAGCCGATTTTTCCACTCCACTTCGCCATCCAAAATCACTCCTTCTCGATCTGCTAGATTACGCTTCTGCCACTGCGGTAAGACCTGCAATATCAGCGCTGGTAGCTGTAGTAGCGTTGGGCTTAACATATCTAACTACGCCAGCTTTGCTAACAACAGTGAAAGCAACCGGAATGAAAATATCAGTACCGATCTGGATAATAGCTCTCTTAATGACAGCTTCTTTCAGCTCAGCAGTGGTCATCTGAACGGTACATGCTGCATCAGCATATGCCTTACCGTCAGCTTTGCCGTAAATAACATTTGCACTTACGTGCTGATCTTTGGACTGTTCAAAAATCTTATTCATCTTTATACCTCCTATTTGGTTGGGGGAGGTCCACCACTTAAGCAGACCTCCATTTTGATTTTATGTAAGCGCTTACATTATTCGCCAGTAACGAACTCGATAGCTACAGCAGAGTAAGGAACGGTCAGAGCGCCAGAGCAACGGGTCTCGATCAGGTACTTCTGAGCGTTGTAGTCGATATCGAAATCATCGAACATGTTAACAGCGCCACCCTTATCAGCACCGATGTTGTAGTCAGCCATGTTTACATAGATACCTGCCAGCTCATGAGTCTTGGAACCAACGGTTCTGGTAAGACCTTCCATAACAGGAACAGGAACGATCTTCTTAACGCGCAGAGCGGTAGCCAGCTTCTCGATGGTATCGTAGATTACGCGCTGATTAGTATCCTCAAGCAGTAAGCAGTTGGTGAGCATATCCTCGGAAATGAACATGAAAGGATTGCCGGAACCCTTGTAATTCTTTCTGGACTTGATGGTATTTCTGATGAAAGCTCTAGCCTTATCATCATCGGTAGCATCTGCCTTCAGCTCGATACCAACCTTAACAGTATAAACATCGTCATCGGTCCAGATAGGTCTTACATTCTGCTCATTGATCTTATCGTTGGAAGAAGAAGATCTGCCGTCGCCAACCAGGACAGCACGTGCAATTTCCTCATCCAGCATCATACGCATCTCTGTCTTCAGCCAAGCAACTACATCGAAATCGGTGATATCTACAACATCATCACGATCCAGCTTCTGCTTCTTGTAGATGGTGGTAGGAGTGGTAATACGCTTCAGCAGAGTGAATACTTCCTCCATCTTCAGGTTACCCTTGATGTAACCCTTTGCTCTTGCATCAGCCTCAGTGATATCAGCGAATACAGACTTGATGCGGGAGAAAGGAGTGTGATGAACATTATTCATAACCTCTGCAACCCAGGTGTCATCTCTTTTAATGAATCCAGGAACTTTGTCAGTAGCCTGAGCATCCGGGAACAGATACTCGATGTCAGTAATACCGTGCTGCAGTACAGCATCCTTAAGACTTCCGTTGCGCTTAGCATCAGCCATGATCTCTACCATATCGGAATGGGACAGAACTTCCTGCTCGTTGTTAGCGTCGTTTTCAAATACGTTGTGTTTCATATTGTCGTCTCCTCCTTCATTTTCCTTGTCAGCTGCTTCTCCTTTTTTATCTTCGAGAGCCTGACCAATTAATGCATAAACAACCTTCTTCTGCTTCTCGTTCAGAGTGTTGAATACATCTTCTACAGTTTCATCTGAATCATCTTCAGAATCATCTTCGGGTTTCTTCTCTTCCGGTTTCTCCTCAGACTTATTATCGGAATGCTCAATTTTAGCATCTTTATCATCCTTAGGAGCTTCCTTAGAAGATTCGCCCTTTGCGTCTTCGATAGCCTGTCCGATGAGAACATACACTGCCTTCTTCTGCTTCTCGCTCAGAGTGTTGAATACGTCAGCAACGGTCTCTTCGTTTTTAGACTTTTCTTCGAGTTTCTTAGTTTTCTCAGTAATCACTTCTTCTTCTCCTTTCTCATTATTTTTACTGGTATCGGAATGTGTCAACGGAGCTACATAATCGAAATCCTCTCCAGAATAAATCATGCCTTCTTCGAAAGAATCATCACCATGCATCATTACAGAATCGATATATGCTCCAGGATTTGCTCCTGCCAACACCAAACTCACTTCACGAATAACACCGTGAATTACATTGCATCCCTGCTGCTTCAGTTTATTAGCATAGATAGATAACTGGTTAACATCGCCATGCTGAACTAACAACTTGGCATTCTGACCAGCATCTGTATCATTGAAAGAGCAATATGCATAAACACCTTCATCACGGTTCTCAAGAAGAGCGTGACCAAGAACTTCGTCAGGGTTATTGTGCTGATGATTCCAAACCAAAGGAACCTTCATACCATCACATTCTTCAAATGCATTCTGTCTGATGACTCTACCGTCAGAGCATAAAAGGTTCGCTTTTGTAGCCCATCCAGAAAAATCATATTTTTTATCCATTTTGATTTTTACCTCCTCCTTAAGATTTTGTAGAACTCTTTGATGACTTTGAGATTTTGATGTACTTCGCATCATTCTTTAACTTATCGAGTTCAGACTTGTACTTTTCTTCGTACTCTGACTTCAATCTAGCTGTTTCTGTCTTATGCGCATTTCTAAGATTAGTACTTTCAGCTTGATTCTCAGTTCTGAGTTTCGCGCTTTCAGCTTGATTATCACTTCTGAGTTTTGCGCTTTCCTCTGAATATGCTGCTTGAAGTTTTGTACGAATAGTATCGTTATCTTCTCTCAATTTAGCGATTTCTGATTGAATACGTTCGGCATGCTTATTCCAATCGTCCATACTCATACCCTTAAGCTCTTCTCTCAATTTCTCAATCTTTTGTGTCGTTTGAGTCTTATGAGTTTCAATAGAAGCAGTCATGTTTTTCTTCTTAGCATCAATGGTAGAATTCATATTTTCCTTGTTCGCATTAATGGTAGAATTCATATTTGCTTTGTTTGCATTGATTTGAGCTTGAGTCTTATTGTTATGATCTTCAACTTTACCTTTTCGCTCAGTATCTAATTGATTCTTAACATACTTAGCAATTGCTTTTCCCTCATCATTAAGACCAGCAGTAGATTTTCTAGAATTCTCACCCTTCAATTCACGAGTCCTCATATAATACTCATGAGCTTTCACTGGATCATAGTATGGACTGGCGTAACGTTTTAGAGATTCGTCAGGAAGACTCGACTCTAAATCATCAAGCTGCGCATCCAATTCGTCTAGATCGCCCATTGCTTGTTCATACTCACCATTTCCCTGATCAGTTTGTTCAGGAAGACCTTGATCTTGTTCCTGTTCCTGTCCTTGATCTCCATTCTCATCCGGATGGTTCAAGTTACTATTGCGTAACTCATCAGCCTTAGGATCAGCAGAAGGCTTAAATCCGATAATCTGACGAATTTCGTTAGAAGTAAGAACTTCGTTACGAGTAAACTTATCAGCGATATCAGCAATGTTGTTAACAGGCACGAGTTTGAACGGATCTCTGAAGAACGTGATTGTCTGTTTCTGAGTTCTGGCAGTCTTCGTCAAAAACTTTCGTTTCATTTCATCGACTATCGCAGAGACAATCGGTTCAATTGTACGAGAATGATAGTTTA